GTACAGAGTCTACATATACTGACTGCATCATGCGGTCAGGTTTAGTTGTGAAGAACCCCTCGTTACGAAGTATTCTTTCACAGTATTTACCTCCGTAGAGGTACACATCCCATTTATCCTCACTGGGCTTAACCCTATAAGTGATGGCTGATGGCTTATACCTAAGAAGCTTTGAAAGCGGTCCAGGTCTATATATATCGTCACCTGCGCACACCCACTTGTGTGCCCCCAGCTGATGACCGGTTAAGGGCTCAGTCCTTCCGTCCGCCATAACATCTACAGCTTTGCTCATAGTATGTAATATTATTTTCGTGCCGGGCAGCCCCATAGGGGCTCCTCTACACGTTAGTATTTTCAACCCATCGACCTCAAGCCAGGTAGGTTGTAAAATAAATTCATGTGCGTAACGCACGTAATCTGTAAGTTTGTCGCCGAACCCCTCTAGGAATGATTCCATATGAGTTCGGCCAGCTTCAAATTCGACATAGTCGGTAGAAGTTTCTAAGTCACCATGAAGGTAACCTTCGTGCATGCTCGCGGACGGCACGCCGTCTAGAAACTTCTCGAAACGTTTAACGTATTCGAATGCTTGATTGGCGCCCGAAAGCCCTGAATACAGGGTTGGGTCAGCCTCTAAAACAACCCGCATCATGTGTGCATATGGTTGTAAATAAGTGGTAAGCCACGCGGACGACTTAGTCGGTATCCGCACTTTTCCACCAGGTTCACCAACTGATACGGCCTTCATCATGAAGGGTTTGCCAGTTGGTCTGTTAGTTGTTGGATCAAGGTAACCTTGTTCAATCAACTTTAAATATGAGAAGGACCAGAGTAAAACTCCGAGTCTCGACTCGTTATATCCCACGCGTTCTGAGTAAAGCCCAGAACCTGGTATTTCTTTCCCCCACTCCATCTCCTCAGGAGGTGGTGGAGGTAAACTGGGACCCATAAGGGCCCTAAATCTTTCCTTACCAGCCTGCATGATTATCATGTCACAGGTTGGAAGGTTAATTCTTTCCTCTTCAAGAGGTTTGTCGCGTACCCACTCCAAAAATTTTGGATGTATTTCCGCGAATTTCCCCCCTTCAAGGGAGGAAAACTCGAAGCACCCCTTATTAGTAAGGGAGCAGTGCGAGCTCAGCCACGAAAGCCTCTTACTGGCTTTCGCTGCTTTAAAGACTTCTCTACCCGCTAAGCGGGAGCATCGTCTTATTTCTTCCTCGTCGGAGTCACTTAGTGGCTCTGCGAGTTTCGTATAGGTTTCGATAAGCTGATACAGCTTATCCTCTTCCTCTTTTCTATCTCCCGCGGGAAAACTCCGCGTTGTGATATATTCACCTAGGCACGCTGCCTTATCATAAGATAGCGGCCCGGGTTTCGAGGTTAGCCAGGTTCCCTCAGGGAACGCCGGCCAACTTGGCTTGGGTTGTTGGGGGAAATCTCCCACCTTCCCAAAATGCACGAAGGAGACCCACTTAGTGTGTTCCTTCCATTCTTTGACAGCGGTCTGAGTCCGCTTGTCCTTAAGGACAATGTCAGTCATAAGTTTCCACCACCCTACTTTGTAGGTCCACGTTTCTTGCGTGGAGGGTAGAGATAATTCTAGTGCAATGAGGAGGGGTCTAACGACCCGTCTCTGCATCTTAAGCAACCATAATGGCGCTTTTACTAGTTCTTGCAAAGTGGAAAGGGTTCTTGGAACCCCAGCCTCTTTTAAACTCGTCCAATTCAATTGGATGAACTCAGAAGCATCCTGACGGGTTACCCGATCAGTTACTCTGAATTTCTTCTCGGCACCGTAACGCTGCCGAGTAGCTTTTTTCCTGACCTGTAACAGGTCTGGGAATCTAGCGCCTGCTTTGAAAGCGGCATCTAAATCCGTGTATATTGCGCTACCACTCTCCTGGACCACACCTCGTAAGTTGTGGATTACCC